ATAGACAAAGCAAAAGAAGGCGACGGAAAAGCATTCATGAGTATTAGAAATTTTGAGCATCAGTTAAAGATAAACGAAAAGTTAATGGATCTAACAAATCCCAATATACCAGAAGATTCCATTGTAGAAATACAAGAAATGTTGGCGAGTCCTAACAAGACCTATAGATCAAAGGAATTTATGGAAATTTATCACGAAGACGATCTAGGAAATTCGATAGCAAATCTCCAGTCGTGGTTACACAATCATTTTCACCAGTTATCAAAATATAAATAAGTTATGGCAGTTTTAAATCAGTTACAACAGTACGGAGTAGGTTTTCAAATTAAGGTTTTATCTAGCTTATTAAAAGATAAAGAATTCTTACAAAACATAAACGACATTTTGGACGTAGAGATGTTCGATAATCCAGCGCACAAGTGGATTGTACAAGAGATATTAAGGTACTATTACAAGTATCACACAACGCCTTCTATGGAATCTTTACAGGTAGAAGTTAAGAAGATCGACAACGAAGTATTAAAAGTAAGTGTAGTAGAGCAATTAAAAGATTCATTGAAAGCTACAGACGAAGACAGAGAATACGTAGAGAGCGAATTTTCTAACTTCTGTAAGAATCAACAGATGAAGAATGCGATTATGAATTCTGTTAGTCTTTTGGAAAAAGGCGAATTTGATCAGATTAGATCAATGATCGATACAGCGTTAAAAGCAGGGCAAGACAAGAGAATAGGACACGAATACGAGAAGGACATGGAAACTCGTTATAGAATGGAACAGCGTTCTCCTATCGCAACTCCATGGGCAAACCTAAACGAATTGTTGATGGGAGGTTTAGGTGTAGGTGATCTAGGAATTATATTCGGAAATCCAGGAGGCGGTAAATCATGGTTGCTAGTTAACTTAGGCGCCATAGCAGTGCAAATGGGTTTTACAGTCAATCATTACACTTTGGAATTATCTGAAGACTATATTGGTAAAAGATACGATGCACTTTTTACGGGCATAGACGTTCAACAGATTCACTTAAATAGAGACAAAGTTCAACAGGAGATCGACAAGCTAAAGGGCAAATTAATTATTAAGGAGTTTCCAATGGGCAAAACTACACCTAACACGATAGAGAATCACATTCAAAAGTGTAGAGATCTAGGGCATCCTCCAGATTTAGTCATTATAGACTACGTTGATTTGTTAAAGAGTAAAACAAGATCCATAGATCCAAAGGATGCGATAGACGATGTGTACACAGCAGTCAAAGGTATGGCAAGAGAAATCAAAGTACCAGTTTGGACAGTATCTCAAGTAAATAGAATGGGAGCAAAAGATGATGTAATTGAGGGTGACAAGGCCGCAGGATCGTACAACAAGATGATGATTGCTGACTTTGCGATGTCCCTATCAAGAAAGAGACAGGACAAGGTAAATGGCACAGGCAGAATGCACGTAATGAAAAATAGATACGGAGCAGATGGTATGACCTACGCGGCCAAAGTAAATACGAATTGCGGAAGGATAGAGATTAACAAGGACGAGATAAGCGAAGACGATTTGACTTTTGACACTGGAAAACCTAATGGACACGGCAATAACGGAAGTTTTAGCGCGGATGAGAAAAATTATCTGTCTAAGAAATTCTTTGAGATGAACATATAAATTTATCTTAAAAAGGACATATTTATTAGAACAAAACGCACTTTATGAATTTTTTAATCGACTTATTTAAGAAAGCTACAAAAGGAGACAATTTCCGCAGTCCTCAAAGTGTAGACAAGTATAACGACAGTATTGCACAGTTGAACTCTCTTGGTTCAGATCAATACAATAAAGTTAATACTCAAACGATCAATAGAATCAGTAAGACTAAAAGTTCATTGACTCAAACGCAATCTAATTCCACTCCGGCGGGATCTAGATAGTTGATCTAAAGGCGAATCATCAAACTATAATGGAAAGGTTACGACAAAAAGTAAGGGTATAAAAATATGCTTACTGATTAAATTATTTTTTAAACACAAAAAACAAAAAGCGAAATGGATATTACGCAGGAGATTCTATCTGACATCACGGTGTATAACAAGTACGCAAAGTACATACCCGAATTAGAGAGAAGAGAGACATGGAAAGAGATAGTTACGAGAAACAAAGAGATGCATCAGAAAAAATTCCCGCAACTATCCAAAGAAATTGAAGAGGCTTACAAATTAGTGTATGATAAAAAAATTCTTCCTTCGATGCGTTCGATGCAATTTGCAGGCAAGCCTATTGAAATTAATAATGCTCGTATATTTAATTGCTCTTTTGCTCCTGTTAATGATTGGAGAGTGTTCAGTGAAATAATGTTCCTTTTATTAGGAGGTTGTGGAGTTGGATATTCAGTGCAAAAGCATCACATCGACGAATTACCAGAAATCACAAAACCAACCAAAGAAAAGCGATTCTTAGTTGGAGATTCTATCGAAGGCTGGGCAGATGCAGTAAAGATTTTAATGAAGTCTTATTTAGTTGGCGGACCAAGACCTAACTTTGATTTTAGAGACGTTAGACCAAAAGGCGCAATGTTAATTACAGCAGGAGGTAAAGCGCCAGGACCAGAACCATTAAAAGAGTGTTTATTCCAAATTCAAAAAATATTAGATCGTAAAGATAACGGAGATAGATTAACTGCTATCGAATGTCACGATATGATTTGTTATATTGCAGACGCAGTATTATCAGGAGGTATTCGTAGAGCAGCTTTAATTGCGTTATTCTCTTTCGACGACGAAGAAATGTTAACCTCTAAGTTCGGAACTTGGTGGGAAAATAATCCACAACGAGGTAGAGCTAATAACTCTGCGGTTATTTTAAGAGACAGAATTCAAAAAGAAGAGTTCTTGGATTTATGGAAGAAGATAGAATTATCTAACGCAGGTGAACCTGGATTTTTCTTAACAAACGATAAAGATTGGGGAACTAATCCATGCGCTGAAATTGCATTAAGATCATTTCAATTCTGTAACTTGTGCGAAGTAAATGTATCTAACTTAGAGTCGCAAGAAGATTTTAACGAAAGAGTTAAGCAAGCGTCTTTCATAGGCACATTACAAGCTTCTTATACTGACTTCCATTACTTAAGAGATATCTGGAAGAGAACAACAGAGAAAGATGCATTAATCGGAATAGGTATGACAGGTATTGCTTCAGGAGCTGTGCTTAAATTGAACATGAAAGAAGCAGCGCTGATAGTAAAAGAAGAAAATGAAAGAGTAGCGAGTATAATTGGAATTAATAAATCTGCAAGATGTACTACAGTTAAACCATCAGGAACTACTTCAATGGTGTTGGGAACTTCATCAGGAGTACACGCTTGGCACGATAAGTTTTATTTGAGAAGAATGAGACTTGGTAAAAACGAAGCGCTATACAATCACTTAGCAATTCACCATCCAGAATTGGTAGAAGACGAATACTTCAAACCACAAACTCAAGCGGTAGTAGCCGTACCTCAAAAGGCACCGGAAGGAGCAATAACTCGTTCTGAATCTGCAGTGGATCTTTTACATAGACTAGAAAAAATTCACAAAGAGTGGATCAAGCCTGGTCATAGAGGCGGTAGAAACACTCATAACGTTTCGGTGACAATTAGTTTAAAACCAGAAGAGTGGACAGAAGTTGGAGAATGGGCATGGAACAATAGAAACAATTACACTGCTCTATCTTGCTTGCCTTACGACAACGGTAGTTACGTTCAAGCGCCTTTCGAAACAATCACAGAAGAGCAATTCAACGATATAATTAAAAATCTTCACGAAATCGATCTTACTAAAGTCGTAGAGTTGAACGACAATACGGATCAAAAAGGAGAACTAGCTTGTGCAGGCGGAGCATGCGAAATCGTATAAAGACGGAATGGTAGAAAATATTCACTACTACGTAGAAGGAGAAAGAGTCGTTTTTACGGCTCTTTTCCATTTGCAGAGAGGTCAGTGCTGTGGTAACTACTGCAGACATTGTCCTTACGATCCAAAGCACACAATGGGTACCAAGAAAATAAAAGATGAAGATTCCGAATAATTTATTAAATTAGTTAAAAATACAAGATGATTATTGAAGTCACTGAGGATAGGGTTTATGTGTTAATTATAGTAGTACTATCAGTTATGCAAATTTTACAGTGGAGAAAGATCCACGCATTGAAATATGTATTAGAAGAAGTCTTCGATCAAATAAGAGTTTTGGCGATGGCGACAGGCGCTAAGATAGAAGAGGTTGAAAGAAAAGTAGACAGAAATGAAAATAGAAAATAAAAGTAGTGGATTGGGCGATACTATAGCGAAATTTACCCATTTTGTTGGACTCGACAAATTGGCTGAACGTATTGCAAACGCTTTCGGTTACGAAGATTGCGGATGCACAAGACGAAAAACAACGCTAAATAAGCTTTTTCCCTACAAGAAAATAAAAAAGTAGTTATGAAATTAGACAAGTTTCAAAAACTCAAGGTTAGATTAGAAATACTTAAACTTGAGAAGAATTTTTTTGCGTTAGATAGAGTGTTGTATTACTTCTCTTTCTTGGGCAATATTTTTTTGGTGTACTTCGGTTACTTCTTTATTAAGAATATCGTAGACACATTACCACAGATGTTTCCTTATCAAACAGAGTTCTTATCTGTATTCATTGGATTGTTTTTGGCCGGATACGAATTGACCAAAAGATTTGCGATAGAACAGCTAAGCGTATATTTTATTCAGATTAGAAAGTTTTTTACTTGGAATGGAATAGTCGGATCTTTGTGTGTAGCTTTCCTAATAGCAGGATCTTTTTACCTCTCTTTAAACGGAGCTCATAGATTGGTCGACTCATCAGCTACTATAGAAACAGCCATAGACAATAATATTCAAATCAAGTCGGATTCAATAGCAAAGTATTACGACAAAGAAATCACATACTACAGATCACAACCAGGTCGAACTAAAGCAGATCGTTTGTACAGAGATTCAATAGTCGCAGCCCTTCAAATCAATAAAGACACCAAAGTCAAAGAAGCTGAAAATAAAACCTTAGGTAAATCTCAAACCGTTTTAGCAAAGAATAAAGAAAACGATACGGCATTCGTATTCATGACATTTTTCTTGGAGTTTATTATTGCTCTTGGTGTGGCCTTTAACGCTGTATACACATTAGGATCTTACGACGAGACCAAAAAGCTCCTGTCAACGCCCAAGTACAAACAGGCAGAACTTAATCTTACGCTTTTAAAATTATACTACCAAAACGGAAAGAAGCTGCCAGGAGATCCGGTGCTGTCTTTTAACAAGATGCTATCGTTGGTAAAGAACCAAAAAGTTAATTGCACTCAAACCGAAGTAAGAAACTTCGTGGTATACTGCACAGAATTAGATGTTATCAAAGAGGTACGCGCAAGAAAGAAAGAGTACCAAGTAGATTACGCTACAGCCAAGTCGTTGATAGAGAACGAGTTAGTACTTTAATTTTACATTTTCCAGTATCGATATTTTAGATTAATTTAGATCTATGCAAAAAAGTTATGTACTCGTCGATACAATCGACAAACTGCGTGATATGATTAATCACGTTAAAGACAAAGAGATTATTGCTTTCGATACCGAGACCAACTCTTTGAACACAAGACAAGGAACTATAATAGGTTTCTCAGTATCAGCAGAAATCGGTGAAGGCTATTATATGCCCACAGCGGTTTACGATAAAGCAAGCGATTCTCTAGTAAACGCTACCATAGAAGGTAAAGACTGTCAAGATCTAGCAAAACAATTCATATCAAAACTAATCGGTAAAAAGTTGATTATGCACAATGCATCTTTCGACTGTCGATTCGTTAAGTGCTTTTACGGTATCGATTTATTACCAAGTCTTTACGTAGATACCATTCTATTGGTACACACAGTAAACGAAGAGGGCGCAGGTTTCGCTTTTGCTAGTCCATTCGGTCTAAAAAGCATTGCGCAATCCATCCAAAAAGAATTAGGTCTTGATGTTACCAAAGAAGCAAACGAAGAACAAATCGAGTTAAAGACTTCGATCAAAGAGAACGGTGGATCTATTACTAGAGAAAACTACGAAATATACAAAGCTGACATAAACATTCTAGCAAAGTACGCCGCAGCAGATACTGACTTAACGTTGAGAGTATATCACCACTTTATTAAAGAGCTTTACGCGCAAGGTCTTGAAACCTTCTTTTTTGAAGACGAAGTTATGCCATTGTACAGAGAGGTTACAATTCCAATGGAAGAGGTCGGTGTTAAGCTTGACGTAGAGACAATGAAA